GGCCAATCAAGGGACTTGGATGTTCGCATGAAAGCTCTGCTTGTCGCTGACCAGTTGACTGCGCCTGAGCCTTTCAAGTATTCGTTAGGGCTTGAAACTCGTGCTTGAAAATCTAGTTATCCCTCAACGCTCTTGGCCTTGCAAAGTCAAACAAGTCAGTGAATCTTTGACTGATGTTGATCGCAAGATTTTCATGGATGCTGTCATGAACCCTGAATGGCCGCTAAAGACTCTCGAGAATGAACTCAATAAACGCGGGTTGGACATTAGTGAAGCCCCGATTCGTAAGCATCGAAACAAGGCTTGCGCTTGCTTTAGGCTTGACTGATGCTCGAAAACATGCCAACACCTGCACCAAAGGTTCTAGCACCAGAGGGCTGGATACCTGGCATAACTTTTGACGGTAACGGTGGCGAGGCAACTTTGCCTGCAACTTCAGGCGAAATAGCACCAGACATTCAAGGTTTCCTGCGTGATGCCGGTATTGACCCTGATGAAGTTGAGATTATTGGGCATCCTAGAGTTTCGCGCTGGCAAGTTGCTCGACCATTCCCGCTAGACCCTATGTGGATGACAGCAGTAAAAATCACTTGGGTTCGGCGTAACCCTGAAATCAATTTGCCTTTGCTGTTTGCTACTGCCCGCAAAACTAAGCCAGCCAAGACTCAACCTGTCGCGAACGATAAGGCTTTTGTTATCGCGTGGAGTGACTTGCAAGTTGGCAAGGTTGACACTCGCGGTGGGACAGCCGAACTGTTAGAGCGTGTCGCTTTAGCCAAAGCTAGAGTGCTAACCAAACTCAAGGCCGAAAAGGCAACCCGAATAATCTTTTGCGATGTCGGCGACACTATTGAGAACTTTCAAAACGCTGCTGATCTCAACCAATTGCAGTCAAACGACTTGAGCCTGATGCAGCAGATTGACTTAGCAACCACGCTGGCATGGGACTTCCTGAAAGACTTAGCCAAAATCGGTGAAGTCACTTATCTCACTGTTGGCTCGAACCATTGCCAATGGCGTATCGGTAAGGCTCGCATGGGTAAGAGAACTGACGACTGGGCAGTTCACATAGGTCGCACGCTCGCAAGGTTGTCGCATGAAGTCGGTTTGAGTATCAAGTTTATTGAGCCTCAAGCTGACGATGAATCACTAGCGCACGATGTTTTCGATGACGGATTCCATGTGCTTGGTCTTTGGCATGGACACCAAGCCTCAAACCCGAATAGTGTGCCTGACTGGTGGCGCAAACAAGCATTCGGCAACCAACCAATCGCCGGTGCAACCATCGGTCTATCAGGTCACTTCCATCACTTGCGAGTCCAAGAATTAGGCGTGACACCTCGCGGCACTTCACGATTCTGGGTGCAAGCCTCAACAATGGACAACGGTTCAAACTGGTATCGTCTTTCAAGTGGCGAGGATAGCCAGCCAGGTATCACTTGCTTTAGCCTTGAACAAGGTCAAGACTTCACTGGAACGGTTTGGAAACTCTAATGCCCGCTTACGATTACAAATGCAAAGACTGCGATCTAACTGAACTTGTCATCAAACCTATAAGTGACACCAGCAAGCCACTGTGCGCTCAATGCGGGGTTGAAATGCAACAAGTGTATTCAGCGCCAAGTATCCAGTTCAAAGGCTCTGGATGGGCAAGCAAAGAGCGATGATAGACAAACTAGGCGCAATGCTCGTGACTATCTTGGTTAGCACAGCCCTGATTTATACCCTCTGTCAATGGTTAGGACTATGAGCAGATTTCGCAAACCCTGCCTAACCTGTGGCCAACTAGGCCTGCCAGGTGACACGCTCTGCCCTAGACACAAACAAGTTGCAGCCGAACATGAAAGAGTCCGGCAGTCTATCCGTAAAGCAGGCCGAACTTTATACACCTCGGCGGCCTATCGGCGCATGGCCAAAGCAGTCAGGGACACAGCAGAGATCTGTCATCTATGCGGACTCGGTGCAAAACCTAATGACCCTTGGACTGCCGACCACATTATTGCTGGCAATCCAGACAGTCCCCTAGCACCTGCACACCGAAGCTGCAACAGCAGTCGAGGAAACAAACCACTCAATCGCTAACAACCACGCGAAACCATGCCTAAACCTCGGGGCATAACTCGGGGTGGGTGATTTTTGTTTTTATTTTTCTTTTTCTAAACCCCGCGCCCAAGTCCAGACAGCTGGGCGAACTTCCCAAGTTAAAATTTCGAGATAAAGTCGGCTTTGCTTGATAGCCTTACAACATGCCGAATCCAGCGAAACCACTTGAAACTAAGAGGGCTTTAGGCAACCCTGGCAGAAAGAAATTGCCCGATATTGCTGGCACTATTTCACTTCATGCAGGCAGGGTTGAGCCGCACCAGCCGCTTGATTGGGCTGGCATGTTGCTCTGGAATCGAGTGTTCAATCAAGGACAGACTTGGATTAGCCCGCAAACTGATGTTGAGTTACTTTTGCTCACTTGCAAGCAACTTGATCGTCAAGTTATTTTGGAACGCCAATTTGTTGAGAAGCCAGAGGATTACCATGTGCATCGCCAGTTGCTTGACCTTGAGGCGGCACTGGTTCGCAATCTTGGTTTGCTGGGTTTGACTGTGGATGCTCGTTCGAAGTTGGGTTTGGCTGAGATAAAGGCCGAGTCGAAACTTGAGGCTTTGAGGCGCAGGCAGAGTGACCGTGAGCAAGTGCAGGTGGTTGAGGTTGTCGCAGATTAAGGCTTGGCCGCCAGCATGGGTGACACCAACTTCGACTGAGTTTGGTTCGCGTGGGGCTGATGCTGTGGACTTTATCAATACTTTTGTGACTTTGACTAAAGACTCGATTGCGGGAAGTGCTGGTGAGCCGATTCAGTTGCGACCTTGGCAAGAGCAGATGCTTGAGGAAACGCTGGCTTTGGATTCGCGTGGACTCTATAAGCATCGAACTGCCCTTTGGGGCATGGGTCGCAAGAATGGCAAGAGTGCTTTGGTTACTGGACTTGGGCTTTATTTCTTGTTTCAAGGTGATCAGGGTGGAGAGGTTTATTCTTGTGCAGCTGAAAAGGAACAGGCTCGCATTACTTTTGGGGATGCTAAAAAGATTATTGAGCGTGAACCTGAGTTGGCTGCGCTTTGCAATGTTTATCGAGATGCGATTGAAGTGCCTGGCACTGGGTCTGTTTGGCGTGTGCTATCGGCTGAGGCTTACTCGAAAGAGGGTTTGAACGCTAGCGCAGTTATCTTTGATGAGGTTCATGCTTTGCAGACTCGCGCTATGTGGGATGTTATGCAGTTGTCTATGGCTTCGCGTAAGCAACCGATTATGTTGGCGACAACTACTTGCGGTGCTAAGTATGATGCGACTGGTCAAGATTCGACTGCTTACCAGCTTTACCAGTATGGGCAAAAGGTTGCTCGCGGTGAGGTTGATGACCCTAGTTTTTATATGGCTTGGTGGGAAGCGAATACTGAGGCTGACCACAAACTTGAGTCGAGTTGGATTGCTGCGAATCCGGGCTATGGGGATTTGAACTCGAAAGAGGACTTTGAGAGCATGGTGAGGCGCACACCTGAAGCTGAATTTAGGACTAAACGCTGCAATCAGTGGGTTTCGGGGCAGACTGCTTGGCTTCCTGCTGGTTCATGGGATGTGTTGCAGAGTGATTTCGAGTTGACTGCTGATGATGAGTATGTGCTTGGTTTTGATGGTTCGTTTAGCGGTGACACCTCGGTTATTGTGGGTGTCACTATTCCTAAAACAATTGACGATAAGGCGCATGTCTTTTTGGTCAAGGCGTGGGAAAAGCAGCCAGAGGATTATGACGATTGGCGGGTTGACACTCTCGATGTTGAACAGGCAATTATTGGATTTGTTCAGCAATTCCCGAAAGTCAAAGAGATCGCGTGTGACCCTTTTCGTTGGCAACGGTCGATGGCTGTGCTTGAGGACATGGGTTATCCAATTGTTGAGTGGCCATCAACTTCGGCTAGGCGCATGGTGCCGGCTTGCGCCAAATTCTTTGATGCGATTACTGAGAGTCGTTTGACTCATGATGGCAATCCTTTGATTGCTCGCCATTTGGATAATTGTGTTGTCAAGAGTGACAATTTGGGTGTTCGTATTGTGAAAGAGAATCGGGCTAGTCCTCGCAAGATTGACGCGGCTGTTGCTGCTGTTATCGCTTATGACCGCGCGACTACTAAACTTGAAACTGATGTTATTCCCGAGTTTTTTATTTTCTAAGGGTTGAAAATGGTTGCAACAATTTTGCAGGCTTGCGGGGTCGCAGCTGTGTCTGTTGGTTTGGCTTTGGTTTGGTTGCCGATTGGTATTGTGGCGGCTGGCATCGGCTTGTTGTTGTTTGGTTTGGCTTTAGAGAGAAGTAATTGATGCTCGGTAGAGTATTTCCTGCTGGTGAACAGCGCAACATCTCGTTTCAAACTATTTGGGGTGCTGGCGACCTAACTTC